CGGGAAGGCCTGATATGCAATACACCATCACCATCAACCAGTTTAAGTCCCTTGAGTGGGGCTTGAACTCTCAGCAGGCGATGCTTTTTGCATTCGTCTATGAGTGCCCGAGCTGGGCCAATCCGGTCAAGACAGACGATGGGATCTTCTTCGCGCTGAGCAAGGCAAAGATCGTTGGCGAGCTTCCTTTACTGTCGGGCAAGCCTGACACCGCTTACCGCATGCTGAAGGCCCTGGAAGACGCTGGACTGGTGCAGATGTCGAGCACCAGCAAGATCACCTTGATCCGCCTGACCGACAAAGGAAAGGAGTGGAACCGCAAACATGACGGGTCGGAAAATTATCCGAGCAACCCTGAAGGTGGTCGGAAAAAAATCCGTGGTACCTCGGAAAAAAATCCGAGCAAGGTCGGAAAAAAATCCGAGCTGACCTCGGATAAATCTCCGACAAATCAAGATACCAATAATCAAGGTACCAATCAGGAAACCATAAATAAGAATTTGCAGGTGGTCACGGCTTCGCCGATCCGCACCGGCGAACTGGTTTTGGTGGTTGATCGCCCTGATGCCCCGCGAGTTGAAATTCCTTCTGATATGCCAGGGCCGAAAGACCCAGCCTGCAAAACCTTCAAGACATGGGCGAACTACGCCATGTCCTACCGTCGTCGTTATAAGGCGTGGCCGCTATGGAATGCAAAAGTCGCCGGACAGGTTGGCTTGCTGATCGGCCGCCTTGGCATCGACGTGTCCCATAGCGTCGCGGCGTATTACCTCGGCATCAACGATGCCCAGCTGATCCGCAAGTGCCACAGCCTGAGTGAACTGCTCGCCAATGCTGAGGGTTACCACACTCAGTGGATGACCAACACGCAAACCAATGGTGAAACAGCCCGTCAGCAGGAAAAGACTCAGGCCAACCTGAACGCTGCACAAGAGGCTGCCCGCAACATTCGGGCAGGGGGTGAGCGCAATGCTTTCCTCTGACGCCGTCGCAAACCTCGCTGGAGCCCTTTGCGCTACTGCGGAGACCCTTGGTCAAACCATCAGTGCGAACGCAGCTCAGCTGATGGCTGAGGACCTTGCAAGCTATGAAGCTGCCGATATCCGCGCAGCACTTCAGGCCTGTCGCCGGGAATTGACCGGCAAGCTCACCTTGGCTGCCATCCTCCAGCGCATTCAGGCGTCTGACGGTCGCCCGGGCAAGGACGAGGCATGGGCCATCGCACTGATGTCCAGCGACGAGACTGACACCGTCGTGATGACCGACGAAATCCAGCTCGCGCTGGGTGCTGCTCGGCCAGTGCTCGACCTCGGCGACAAGGTCGGCGCACGGATGGCGTTCATCAGCGCCTACGAGCGTCTGGTCACTGAGTCCCGTGACGAAGGGAAGCCAGTCAACTGGCATGTCTCGATCGGTTTTGACGCCAATCGCCGCCTGGAAGCAATCACCAAGGCTGTGCAGCTCAAGCGCATCCCTCAGGAGCGTGGGCAGTTGTATCTCGCCGACCTGACGCATCAGCCAATCACTGCCGATGGCCAAGCCATTGCCGGCCTGCTCGGCGGGCCTGAATCCAACGTTAAGCCAAGCGCCGAAATCAAGGGTCGGATCGGCGTCATCAAGTCAGCCCTCCAAAACATGCGCAAAGCCAGCGAAGAAGAAAAGGTCTTGATGCGGATTAACGCCGCCAACGACCTCGCCAACCGCTTGGTCCTGCTCAACCAACAAGTCGCCGACGGGCAGAACAAGAATCAGGAGCTTTCCCAATGATCGACTACAGCGAGTTGAAATCAGCGGCCGAGGCTTCCATCAAGGCTTGGGATCAGCACTTTCAGGCAGATAGCCATAAGTTCTATGAAGCATGGTGTGAGGCCGAGGAAGCGTTCTCTATGGCGGCCAGAGAGGAGGTCGTTTTGGCGATGATCGCAGAAAACGAAACGCTTCGGACGGCTTTGAAAGTCGCCGAGTCAGCTATGTGGAAGGCCGAATCAAACATGGATAACGAGGCCGCTGACATTCGTGACCTGCTGAAATCGCTGAGCAAGGAGCCTTCCAATGGTTGATATCGCCGATCTTGCTGACGAGGCAATCGAAGAGTCCCTGAATCGGTCCATCGCCACGATCCCCCGTTACACCGGCATCAGCGCCAAAGAGTGCGAAGAGTGTGGCGAGGAGATACCGGAAGGCCGCCGCAATGCGGTCAAGGGCGTGAAGCTGTGCGTGGGTTGTGCTGAGCGGGTGGCGCTGGTGAAGCAGGGAGTGCGGCGGCTATGACTACCAATCTCGCAAAGGCAGCAGTCGGCATGATCATTCGCAACAAGCGAACCGGCTCGATGTACCAGATCGATATCGTTGAGGCAGACCGCGTTTACATGCGCCCCTACTGGACAGGTCAAGGCTGCCGCTCAACGTGGAAGACGATCACACGGCTCTGGTGCGACTGCTATCGAGTTGACGATACGGCAGTGACGGCGGTGCAGCCATGAGTAACGTCATCGTCAAGCCTCGTCACTTCTGGTCTTCAGGCTCTGCCCGCATCCGTGAAGTTTTCAAGCTGGCCTTCCTGTTTGCCACCGAGCTGGCCGCAGCCGGTGCCGTCGAGATCATCGTCCGCCCAGTGAAGTCCCGCCGCACGTTGGAGCAGAACGCCAAGCTTTGGGCAATGCTCGGCGACATCTCGCGCCAGGTTGATTGGCCGGTGAATGGCGTCATGCAGAAGCTCGACAGCGAGGACTGGAAGGCGCTGATGACTGCGGCGGCCCGCCAAGAGATACGCATGGCCCAAGGCATCAACGGCGGCGTAGTGATGCTGGGGGAGAGCACCAAGCGCATGACCGTCGCCGAGCTGGGCGACGTGATCGAGTGCATGTACGTCTTCGGCGCCGAGAAGGGCGTCGTCTGGAGCGAGCCGAAAGGGCAGATGCCAGAGACTTGGGAGGCAGCAGCATGAGCCAGTTCAAGCCTGGTGATCTGGCGATGATCGTCAATTCTTCTTGCAGCAAAAACATCGGGAAAACTGTTCGGCTTGTTGAGTTTGCTCCAGTTGGTAGCGAGCCGGAAGTGAATGGCGAAATTTATACGGAGAGACTGCATGCAAGCTGGGTTGTGGAGTCTCCTGATGGCTCGTCATCGCTCATTGTTCCTCGCGCCACTACCGGGGAATTGAAAACCGTTTGCGCTGGCGTGTGCCGCGAATCGTGGCTGATGCCCCTGCGCGGCGACTTCGCCCCAGAGCAGCAGAAGTCGCGGGAGGTGGCGGCATGAAAACGATCCTCGTCATCGGCGCAGGCTCCCGCTACCTCGCAGCCGCGCTTCGGATGCTCGATGAGGACGCGCACATCAGGGAATTCGTGAACAGTGTTCCGGCCCTCAGAGCTTACGACTCCTACGCCGTGCCAGAACCAGCCGCCGAGGATCCATTTTGTGGCGGAGGCCGGAGCAAAGGCGAGAAGAAGCGCGCCGCAAGGCAAAGACGCCTGATGGGAGGTTACTGATGAGCCTCCCAACCAAACAACCACGCCCCAAGACCTGCATCAACGAAGAGTGCAGGGCCTCATTCGTACCGCAGCGCCTCGGTCAAAAGGTCTGCAGCCCAGCCTGTGGACTGGCAACCAAGGACGTGAACGCTGACAAGGCTCGCAAGGCTCTTGCCGATGTAGGCCGCAAGGAGCTGAGAGCTGCCAAGGAGCGCGTTAAGCCGAAGGGTCAGTACATGCGTGACTGTCAGATCGCGTTTAACGCCTGGATACGCGCCAGAGACTCTGGAAAGCCATGCATCTCCTGCGGGACGACGGCAAATGTCCAGTATGCGGCCGGCCACTACCGCACGGTCAAGTCATGCCCAGAGCTTCGATTTGAGCCGCTCAACGTCCATCTGCAATGCAATCGCAACTGCAACATGGGGAAGTCGGGCGCAATCGTTGAGTACAGGATCGAGCTTGTGAAGCGCATCGGCGCTGAGCTCGTTGAATGGCTCGAAGGCCCGCATGAGCCCAAGCGCTACACAATTGAAGACCTGAAAGCCATCACCGCCGAATACCGCGCCAAGACCCGTGAACTCAGGAGAGCAGCATGAAATACATCATCGCATTTCTTGGAGCATTCGTTTTCGCGGGCCTGCTCATTGTTCCGCCTCGGTCGTACTGCCGGCCGTCTTCTGCGTTTTCCGGGTGGGGCCTCAATGGGCCGACTTTCGTTATCTGGACCATCGAGGTGTCCGCATGAACATCCCAAGCGAAATCCTGCTGAACCTGTGGATTACCTTCAACCTCGTTTTGGGTGGAGGCCTTCTCGCCGCGATCCGCCACTTACTGCGCCGGGACCGGATGCGCCGGGGGATTCGGCCATGAACGACTGGAAATACCGAGGGTATGAGGTGCGCCGGTACGCCAATCGAGCCATGACTGGCTGGGCATTCGTCGCCAGAGCGCCAGACACGACGCTGCTCTATTCCGGCCACAACCTCGAAAAGGCCAAGGCGGCATGCGTAAACCATTTTGAATCGAAACAGGGGAAGGCAGCATGAGCGAAGTCAAATCAGGCGTTACCTTGCGCAGCGAACGCGCCAACCGCATCTACGTTGCCGGCCCCATGACTGGGATCGAAGACTTCAACTTTCCGGCGTTCAACGCTGCCGCTGAAGCCCTGCGCGCAGCTGGGTACATCGTTGAGAACCCGGCCGACCACGGACTCGTTGAAGGCGCCGACTGGGCCGACTACTTGGCCTATGACCTGACTCGCCTCGGGCTGTGCGACACCATCTACCTGTTGCCGGGATGGGAGAAGTCGAAAGGCGCGCAACTGGAGCTCCTAATCGCCGAGCGTCTCGGCATGGCAGTCATCAATGCGTCGAAGGTGGCAGCATGAGCCGCCTGATCGGTATCGCCGGCAAGGCCGGCAGTGGCAAGGATACGGCCGGCGCGCACCTGGTGGAGCATCACGGCTTCGAGCAGTACGCATTCGCCAATCCCATCCGAGCCATGCTCGCCGCGCTCGGAGCTTTCCCTGCATCAGACCTGATCGACCGCGACACCAAGGAAGTGGTTATCGGCTGGCTGGGCAAGAGCCCGCGCCAGATGGCCCAGACCTTAGGGACCGAATGGGGTCGCGAGCTGGTACACCCGCAACTCTGGGTGCTCATGGCGCAGCGCCGCTGGGAGGCCGCGCAGGCAGCTGGCGAGGACTTGGTCATCACAGACGTTCGCTTTGAGAACGAAGTGCTCTGGGTGAAAGCGCAGGGCGGAAAAGTGATCGCCCTGGAGCGTTCCGGCGCCGCTGCGGTAAGTGCGCACGCAAGCGAGCAGTTCGATATCTCGGCCGTCGCCGATGTCGTTATCAGCAACAACGGAACAATCGATGAGCTGAAATCCGGCGTCGATAATGCCCTCGCAGGAGCTCAGTAATGGCCGAACGCAAAGTCACGGACGAGCAGATCATCGAAGCGCTCAGCACCATGGGCGTGGCCGAAACCGCCCGGCACTTCGACATGAACGTGCGCAGCATCGAGCGGCGCAAAGCAAGCATGGTCCGCAAAGGCTGGAGCCCCGAGCACGACATGACCCATATCGTGCCGGATGGCTTCAGGCTGAAAGGGACGTCCAGCCTGTACAAGGAAGGGGTGAAGGCGCCGGTACTTCAATGGGTGAAGACCTCAGCTGATGCAGAGCGCCAGGCCGAAATCATGCGTGAGACGGTATTGGCGATGTCTGCCGAGATCGTTCCGGAGATCGCGGTGAAAGCCCCTGCTCACACCCTGGAGCAGCTGCTGAATTGCTATGTGATCACCGACTATCACCTGGGCATGAATAGCTGGGGCGAAGAGACTGGCGGCGACTGGGATATGAAGATTGCCGAGGAGTTGCTTGTAAGCTGGTTCAGCGCGGCCATAGCCCAGGCCCCAGATTCCAGATCTGCCGTATTTTCTCAACTCGGAGATTTTCTGCATTGGGACGGTATCAGTGCCGTGACCCCGACGTCCGGGCACATAGTCGACGCTGACACCAGGTTCCAGAAGCTTGTTCGGGTCGCCATTTGTGTGATTCGTCGTATCACGTCGATGCTGCTGGCCAAGCATGAGCACGTTGTTCTGCTGATGGCCGAGGGCAACCACGACCTAGCATCGAGCATGTGGCTGCGCGAGATGTTTGCTGCTCTGTACGAGAACGAGCCGCGAATTGAGGTTATCACCCGGCCTGATCCGTACTACTGCCTCGAGCACGGCCTGACATCCCTGTTCTTCCATCACGGCCACAAAAAACGCATCGACTCCCTCGAGACCGTGTTCATCGCTAAGTTCCGCGAAGTGTTCGGCCGCACCAGGTTCAGCTATGCGCATACCGGCCACCTTCACCACAACGTTTTGCGTGAAACAAACACCATGCAGCTGGAGCAGCACCGCACCTTGGCAGCCCCTGACGCCTATGCAAGCCGCGGCGGCTGGATGTCCGGGCGTGATGCCAAGGTGATCACATATCACAGCCAGTTCGGCGAAGTAGGACGCCTGACGATCAGCTCGGACATGCTGAAAGCGGGGGCAGCATGAAGACGTGTTCTACATGTGGGGCTGATAAGGCCCTCAATAAGTACCACGCCGACAAGACAAAGCCTGACGGTCATGCGCCACGCTGCCGTCAGTGCCACTCGGAACGGAAAAGGGCCAAGTACGCGAGCAACCCAGCAGAAGCGCAGGCTAAGCGCCGGGCGGATTACGAGAAGAACCGCGAGCGGACGCTGGCAACCAATGCGGCCAGCAAGGCGCGGCACGCAGAGTCTGTTCGCCTATGCAAGAAGGCGCATTACGAGCGCGTGAAGCTCGATCCTGAGTGGCAGGCCAAGCAAAGGGCGATGCGCGAAAAGACCAAGGACGATAAGAGTGCATATGACAAGGCGTACCGGGCGGCCAGGCCCGAGCAAAACGCCAGGAACGCAATCGCCTGGGTGATGCACAACCCGGATAAGCGCAAGACCATCTCGAAGGCGTACAAGGCCCGGCGCCGTTGCCAGGAAGCCGGCGGCGACAGCACTGCAGCAATCCACACCTGGGAGATGGGTGCCGTAAAGCTCTGCTACTGGTGCCAGAAGCCTTGCGAAGAGAAGTATCACGTTGACCATTACGAGCCGCTTGCCAGGGGAGGGAAGCACGTCATCGCCAATCTGGTGATCGCCTGCCCGAGCTGCAACGTGAAAAAGAACGCGAAAGACCCGTACGCCTTTGCCGCATCCTTGGGGAGATTATTCTGATGACCTATCGCAACGTCGTTTCCGCAGTTGTCCGCGCTCTGGCCGCCGAAACAATCAACTCGGCAGGGGGCAATGACTTCGAGCCGAAGGTTCAGTGCGCCAAGCAGAAGGGGGAGATCGTCGGGAAGGAAGCGGCCCTATTGCAGGACTGCATCGTGCACAAGCTGCTGCACAAGATCCTGAGCCAGCGCCACTGGTTCGCCCTGACCGCAAAGTTCAGCACGCACAATGGGCGCAAGATCGAGGCGACCGGGCGGCTGGTGGCGATCGTGACCAGTCCGGCG